TGATTTTTCAATACTATCAAGCAGACAGAAAAGGGAAAAAGCAAGATTACACACCGAAATGCCTGGCTCAATTCTTATCAAGGCTTATCGGCGAAAGCTCAGAAAGTATAGATATGTGTGCCGGAAGCGGTGCTTTAACAATACAAAGGTGGATAGAAAATCCCGATACCGTTTTTTGCTGTTATGAAATAGACGAAAAAGTTATTCCATATTTGCTGTTTAATTTGGTCATTCGGAATATATCCGCCACGGTAAATCAATGCGATATTTTACAAGATGAGATATATAAAACTTGGAAAATCACGAAGGGAGAAAAATATGGGAAAATCACTTATATCAAATCCGCCATATAATCTTAAATGGGATATTCCACCATTTGCACAAATCCAATCGAGGTTTTCCCGCTTTGCCGTTCCACCTGCGAAGAATGCAAATTTTGCATTTGTTCTTACGGGATTAGACTTGATAGATGATAAAATGGCTTTTCTACTTCCAACTGGCGTATTAAGTACAGACGTTGCGGAAGAAAAGAAAATTAGAAGATCGCTTATCGAGGAGAATCTTTTAGAGGCGGTTATATTATTGCCAGACAAAATGTTTGAATCGACAACTATCGCAACTTGTATCTTGCTGTTTAATAAGCATAAAAAAACAAGAAATATTGAGATGATAGATATGCGTCAAACCTACCGGGAAGAGCAACGAGACCAAAATGGGCAATTTGGCGGAGCAAGTCACGAAAACAGGACATATCATAAAACAGTTAAGGTGATTGATGACGCGAGCATGGAAAAAGCCATTGATTCCATTCTGGAGCAAAAGAATATTCCCGAGTTTTCAAAATCAGTAACAGTAGATGAAATCAGAAATGCTGATCATATACTAACACCATCAAGGTACATTGAATTTCAGGAAAGAAACAATAAACATAGAGCATATGAGGCTATAGCAAATGATTATAACAAAATTATTCTTGAGAAAAACGCATTAAAACTTACGGTTAATGAAAGCCTTGCAAAGGCATTAGGATTGTATGAGACCTTCTTGATGATGAAGCAAGAAAGCGGAATAACAGATACCTTTAAGTTAGTTGGCTGTAAAGCTGAAAAAGAAGCATTTATCACCATGAGTAAAAATGCAGCCGAGTTTAAGATTGAAAATAAATGCAAAGACAAAGTACCAGAAATCTTGTTAATGTTTTTGAGTATGTGGAAACAACACATCATGTATCTCAACAATGAGGAAAACAAGGTATTGGCAGAATTTAGAGATGCGTTATTGCCCGAACTTATGAGCGGAAAGATTGAATTACAAGACAGGAACCAAGAAGAATGAAAGTAAAGGAGGACACTATGACCGCATATGACTATCTATCACAATATGGCATACTGCTTAAGAGGGTTAACTATCTGGAATCTAGAGCAACCAATCTGAGATACGAATATAATCTGGATGGGGTGACTGGTATTTGCTATGATAAGGACAAGGTGATATCCAGTCCATCCAATACCTTTGAAAGCAAAATGGCCAAGTATCTGGATGAGATTGATGAGCTCGTGGATGAATATTACACTCAAAAGATACAAGCGGAACGGACGCTTATGGAGATTAATGACAAGCTCCTTGAACTGGCACTTAAATACCCACGCAAGAAGGGAACTGTTGAAGTACTAAGGTTAAGGTATCTGAAAGGTTTACGATATGAGCAGATTGCGGTTGAAACCTGCTACGACTTTGATTATGTCCGCAGATTAAATGCTGATGGTCTGACGCTATTCTATGAGACATACCGGGAAGAACTAAATCTTGAGGGTATAAAGTAAAATCACACAAAATAACACACAAAAGTGTGGTAATATGTACTCGTAACAATATGACCCTCATCCATATTGTTAAGATTTTCATAACGTGGACTCCTTTGGAGAGTTAGATGGCTCAGGACTACTGTGCATGCAGTACCCTGGGCTTTTGTATTTGATTGGAGGTGAGCATCTTGCGACCTATTGACGTACAAGAGTATTTGGATGATACAGGACTGTCCTATATACGAGGTCTAGCAAGGGAGGGCCTCACTCGTAGAGAGATAGCGGCCAAGCTCAATATATCATATAGCACCCTTAATCGCTGGATAAAGCAGTATCCCGATTTTAAGATGGCTATGAGAGTGGGGAGGGACATGTCTGATAGCAAGGTAGAAGAGAGCTTATACAAGAGGGCTTGTGGCTTTCAGACCGTGGAAATAATTGAGGATTACAAAACCGACCCAGCTACCGGAGATCAGGTGCTAGTCGGTTCTAAAAAGATAATTAAGGACATCCCACCAGACACCACAGCGCAGATTTACTGGTTAAAGAACCGACAGAGAGACAAGTGGAAGGATAAGTGGGAGATACAAGTTACTGGAGCAGAGGAGGAGCAGTCCAAGCTCACCGAACTGTTAGAACAGAGGAGGGAACGCAGAAAGGGTGAGGCCGTATGCGAGTAGGACCGAAGTTTGACGCGTTTATCGACTGCATAGCGGATGTTGAGTTTTTGGAGGGTACAACTGCTGCCGGAAAGACCACAGTAGGCATCTATAAGTTTATGCTTGAGGTTGCTGAAAGTAAACAGAAGCTCCACATCATAGCAGGGCTTGATACCGGTACGATTGAGAAGAATATAATCAACAAGGATCATGGCATCCTTGATGAATGGGGAAAGCTGGTTGAATATCATGGCGCAGGAACCAGCCAGGAGAAATTACCGCACATTACTTTCCATGTGTCGCAAAATAATGACAAAGTAATCTATGTGTTAGGATATGATGACAAAAAGCGCTGGAAAAAGGCCCTTGGTGGTCAGTATGGGTGCTTATACATTGATGAAATTAACATAGCGGACATGGACTTTGTGCGAGAGGCTTCAATGAGATGCGACTACTTGCTAGGCACTCTTAACCCAGATGACCCCATGCTACCGGTGTATGATGAGTATGTTAACCATTCAAGGCCACTCGCTGAATGGTCAAAGGATACGCCTGAACCGATAATGCAATACCTAAATGGGTGTGAAGCTTATCCCGGATGGGTGCATTGGTTCTTTAACTTTGATGATAACATATCACTCAGCGAACAGAAAAAAGTTAAGATAATTAGAAATGTGCCACCTGGCACTAAATTGTATAAAAATAAAATTCAAGGCTTGAGAGGAAAAGCAACAGGCCTTGTATTTTCAAACTTTGATAGAAAGAGGCACGTGGTTAAGGCTAGCGAGCTAGACCAGTATATCCAGAAGAACCGCGGGCAAGAAGAGTATTTCAAATGGTATTCTATCGGTGTTGATACGGCTTACAGCCAACAGAGTGCCGATACAATAGCCATGAGCTTTGTGGGAATAACCAACAAGGGGCTATGCTGTGTGCTGGATGAGAGGGTCTACAATAACCGAGACTTAGATGTGCCTATCGCACCATCTGACACCATAGTCAATCTGGTTGATTTTGCGGAAAGAAACCGTAAGAGATGGGGGCTTTCTAAAACAGCCTTTATCGACTCAGCAGACCAAGCCACGTTGACAGAAGGTGCCAAGTACAGAAGAGCGCACTCAGACTGTATATATCAGTTTACGGGGGCGTATAAGAAAACTAAGATAATCGACAGGATCCTATTGCAGTTAAATTACTTGCATGTGGGTTCTTTTTTAGTGGCAGAACACTGCCAGACATATATCCAAGAGCTTGAAACATATTCTTGGAAAGAGGACAAGGACAACGAGCCTGAGGACGGAAACGACCACATGGTTAACTCCGTACAGTATGCATGGCTCCCATATAAGGACAAGATAAGAGGTGAGATTTGATGGGCCTTATAGACAGTATCAGGAAGGGCATTAGAACTTGGCTACTTCGTGAGCCATCCACTCAGACGGACGTAAGTATCACAGATTATTTGAATTTTGACTTAAACTGCATAAAGAATAGGCTTTGGTATATCGGCAATTCTGACGATTTAAGCCAGTTTTACAGCCAGCTCCTTGGTATGGAGGACACATCAAGGTTCTGGGCTGCCCGCAATTCGGCAGGCAGACGAATGAGGAAGCTACATGTTGGCATTCCCGGGATAACCGTTGATACATTGACCAATATCATAGCCACAGACTTCACAAGCATAGAGCTGTCGCCTCAGGCAGAACTGGACTGGGATGAGATAGCTGAAGAGAATGACTTTAAGGACTTACTACAGACCTCCGTTAAGGATGCGCTAGTCCTTGGTGATGGTGCTTTTAAGCTAAGCATTGACCCTGAGGTTAGTGAGTACCCAATTATTGAGTGGTTCGGTGGGGACAGAGTGAGGTACATTTATCAGCGAGGCAGATTGCAAGAGATAATCTTCTTAACCACATATATTCGCAATAAAAAGCACTATGTGCTCTGGGAGCACTATTGCAAGGGGCGAGTGTGGTACGAACTCAGGAACAAGGATGGCACAGAGAACCTACCGCTTGACACCTTGCCAGAGTGCGAGGGGCTTAAGCCAGTAAGCTATGCAGGTGATTACATCATGGGTGTACCGCTTAAGGTATTCAAATCGAGCAAGTTCCCTAACAGAGGCAAGTCGATATTTGACGCCAAGACGGATTGCTATGATGCCCTTGACGAAACCTTTAGTCAGTGGATGCAGGCCTTGAGGGATGGGCGTAGTACTAAGTATGTGCCTGAATGCCTGCTGCCTAGAGACCCAGAGACCGGAGTAATACAGAGGCCTAACCCATTCGACAATCAGTACATAGCCACAGACAGCGACATGAGCGAGGGTAGCAATAACCACATTAGTGTTATTCAGCCGGTTATTCCTCATGATAGCTATATGGCCACATACATCACTGCCCTTGATATGTGCTTACAAGGGATAATAAGTCCTAGCACAGTAGGCATAGATGTGAAGAAACTAGACAATGCCGAAAGCCAGAGGGAGAAGGAGAAAACCACCCTCTATACTCGTGGCAAGATTATTGATGCCTTACAGCAAACCATACCACAGCTCATTCAAATAGTATTCAATGTGCTTAGTGATATGCGAGCTCAGGAATATATCGAAGTGGAAGCAAGTATCAATTTTGGCGACTATGCGAACCCATCCTTTGAGAGCCAGATTGAGACTCTAGGCAAGGCTAAGATGCAGGGTGTGATGTCCAACGAGGCACTTGTTGAGGACCTGTATGGAGACACCAAGGATGATGACTGGAAGCAGGAAGAAATAGAGAGACTCAACGCCAAGGATGGAATAGGCATGGGCTTTGATGAACCTATGGTAAGCATAGACGGAGAAGGGGTGTAATAGATGTATGATGTCGAGGAGGCATTTGCCCTAATTGAAAATGAGCTCCTTGACAGTCTATCAAGGAACCTAAAGAGGCATATCGCAGAAGAGACAGAGCTGGGCTTTAACTGGTCAGCCTGGCAAGTGGAACAGCTTACAGCCTTAGAGCAGTATAAGAGGACACACCAGAGGGCCTTTAATCGTCGATATGCGAGTATTAATGCAAAGATGTTAGCCAACATACAGAACGCTTATGAAGAAGGGCAGAATGAGGAAGCTAGACGCCTTACAGACCTGCTTAAGCATAAGCGCATACGTAAGAGGGCTGACGGAGACATTAACTTTTTTGCTTTGAATGAGAGCAAACTACAGGCTCTATTGGATGCTGTTACTAGCGACATGCAGAGAGCTGAGCGGGCTATCCTAAGGAAATATGATGACCAGTATAGACAGATAATATTCAACGCCCAGGTATATAGCAATACTACAGGGGACTATAACAAGGCTGTTGATATGGCTACTAAGTCATTCCTCGCCAAAGGCATTGATTGTGTAAGGTATAAGAACGGCAGGGACGTTAATATCAAGTCCTATGCCAGTATGGTGCTTAGGACATCAGACAAGAGAGCCAAGCTATATGGAGAAGGTACTACCAGGGAGATATGGGGCGTGCATACGGTCATATCTGCCAAGCGCGGCCATGGTGGTGAGACCGCTTGCCCGCTGTGTAGACCATTCGTTGAAAAGATAATGATTGATGATGTCTATTCCGGTGGTACTGCTGAGGAGAGCCTACTCACCGGATATCCAACATTAAGCTCAGCTATGGCAGCAGGCTTTTTACATCCCAACTGTAAGTGTGGGGTGACTACCTACTTCCCGGAACTTGAGGAAGGACCTCAGCCTATGACCAATGCCGAGCTTAAACAGAGTGCTAAGCACTATAATGCCGAAGTGGAAAAGAAGAATATAGAGAGGCATATAGGCGTGTATGACCGCCTTAGTAGGTACTCTCTTGATAATGATAATGTGGCCAAATACAAGGCCAAATTGAAGGAATGGAGGGATAGATATGGCAACAGCAAGTAAGCTTGTCAAGGTGGCAAGGGCTGAAATAGGCTATCTGGAGAAGGAAACTAACGCATATCTCAATTTTAAGAAAAAGAATGCCGGAGATAACAACTATACCAAGTATGGCAAGTGGTATGGCGCTAATGGCGTGTATTGGTGCGCTGAGTTCGTGTCATGGTGCTTCCGTAAGGCTTTTGGTAAGGCCAAAGGCAAGGAACTTCTTTGTGGTGGCTACTCGGCATCATGTGAAACCCTCCGAGGACAGTTCATTGACAAGGGGCGCTTTAGCAAGGTTCCGAAGGTTGGAGATTTGATTTTCTTTAGCGGAACAAGGCACTCTGGGGCTAATCACATTGGCATTGTGGTTAAAATAACCGGTGGCCGAGTGTATACGGTGGAAGGGAATACATCCAACGCCAATGAAGTGGTAGATAACGGGGGCTGTGTGGCTCTTAAATCGTATACCACATCATACACTAGGATCATAGGCTATGGCCACCCCAAATATACAGTTAAGACAGTAAGCATCAGAGCAGCAAAACCCACACTTAAAAAGGGGATGAATGGTCCTGAGGTTAAGATGCTACAGAGAGATTTGAACTTGGTAATGAAAGCAGACCTGACTATAGACGGCAAGTATGGAGAGCTTACCGCCAAGATTAACAAGAAGTATAAGCTTAGGTATAACATAGGCGTGGACGGTGATGTCTACGGCAAGAAAGCCTATAAGGTTATGAAGAAATTACTATAGAGGAGGGCTGCGGAATGAATACCATTACAGAAGAGATTAGAGCCTTCAAGGGCGCAGTGGCGTGCCTTGGAGGATGCTTAGGAGCGTTTGTGGGAGGGTTTGATGGATTGCTATACGCCTTACTTGCCTTTGTGATTATCGACTATGTTACTGGGCTAGGCGTGGCAGTGATTAACAAGAAACTATCCAGTGAGGTAGGTTTTAGGGGCATCTTCAAGAAGGTTTTAATCTTCACTATAGTTGGATTGGCTCACTTGCTGGATGTCGAAGTACTTAAGATTGGAGATACACTCCGAACCGCCTGTATATTCTTCTACCTCGCCAATGAGGGTATTAGCATATTAGAGAATGCCAGTAAGATAGGCTTACCGGTGCCTAAGAAGATTAGGGCAGTGCTAGATCAGCTTAAGGAAGAGGATGAAGAGACGGAAGAACTTGAGGACCTTGAGGATCTTGAGGAAGAAGGCGAGGAGCCTACACCAAGTAATGAGGACGAGGAGTAATCGTCTTGATATACGCCCGAAGGCGTTAAACTACGGGAGACACCGAGTACAACTGGAATATATCACTTTGGGGAGACACCCCACTAAAACTGAAAGGAGAGTGCTATCATGGCAGATGAAATTAACACAACTGAGGCAGGAGCGCAGGCCTCAGGGGGAGCTACTAATGCGCAGACACAGCAGACACAGACACCAGCACAGAAAGAGATAACTATCGACTATGACAAGCTAGCAAGCGTAGTTGAGGGTAAGAGAAGAGTGGCTGGTGAAACCGCTATGAAGTCCTTTTTGCGTGAGCAGGGACTCTCAGGGGATGAGCTCAAGAGCGCTATTGCGGAATACAAGGCCAAGGCCAAAGCCAAGGAGCCTGATGTGGATGCTATGCAGAAGGAGATAAATACGCTAAGGGCACAGGCTCTCCATGACAAGGTGGATAGGTCAGTGATGGAAGCAGGCCTTGAGCTTGGACTTAGCCAGAAGGTTATATCCCGTATTAGTGGCTTGGTGGTCACATCACCTGAGGATGTGATTGGAGATGATGGCACGGTTAATACAGATAAGGTCAAGGAGGCCTTCGGGGAGCTCTTAAATGACATCCCCGAACTTAAGCCGGGGAATGCCGGTGCAAGTGCTAAAGGCTTCCAGATAGGTGGCAATGGCAACTCAGGAGAAGCCGAAGCCAAAGAAGCAGAAAATGAGAGATTAAAGAAGTTGTTTGGGGTGAAATAAGCCCCGGAATAGGAGGATATTATGCCAAACGTAATTAATGGAGCACAGAAATACTTACCACTCTTAGATGCTATCTATAAGCAGGATGCAAAGACAAGCATCTTAGAGGGGGATGAGACAGTAGTCCAGAAGAACGGTGTTAAGGAACTTAAGATTGCTAAGTTAACAATGGACGGACTTGGAGATTTTAGCAGAAACTCTGGATATACCACCGGTTCTACTACTCTTAGCTGGGAGACTATCGCATATGACAAGGAGAGGTCACAGAAGTTGACTATTGACCGTCTTGACAATGCTGAGAGCTTGGAGATTGCATTCGCTAAGCTTTCCAGTGAGTTTATGCGTACTAAGGTTATTCCTGAGACAGATGCTGCGCGTATCAGCTCAATCGCTAGCAAGGCTATCACAGCTAGTAAGGTAGCGGCTGAGGCTATTACTACCGGCGCTGGACTTATCAGCAGCCTAAGGGCAGTAACATCAGCTATGGATAATGCTGAGGTACCTACTGATAGCCGTATCTTGTTCATTAGGCCTGATTTGATTGGTGCTGTTGATGATTTGGATACAATTAAGTCAAAGGCGGTTCTTGATAGGTTCTCTAACATCATTGAGGTACCTGCTACTCGTATGTATACAGCTGTTACCCTTGCGAGCGGTGCAAGCTCTTATGGATTTACTCCAACATCAGGTGCTTATGCAGTTAACTACCTTGTAGTTGAGAAATCTGCGGTAGTATCAGCTTTGGAGCAGTTCCTTAAGTACTTCACGCCTGATCAGGATCAGAACGGAGATAGCCATGTATTCGCATACAGAAACTATAACTTATATAGCCATGTATACGAAAACAAGACAGATGGTATCTTCGTGTCTCGTGATACTACAGCAATTGCCTAGGAGGTGGCTTAGATGGGTACAGTAATTGGATGGGTAGAGCCTAAGAGCAAGCCTAAGGCTGAGAAGGTGGAAGAGCTTACACCAGCAGAGAAGGGCGAAGCTAAAAAGGCTCCAGCCAAAGCGAAGAAGAAATAAGGAGGTGTGCCTATGTACGCCACTTATACATATTATTCTGACTCATACGGTGGTGGCCTTGATGAGGCCACTGCCACCCCTCTCTTGGAGAGAGCCTCAGATATAGTGGACACATTGACCTTCAACCGTATTGTCAAAATAACTTTTAGCAACCTAACCACATACCAGCAGGAACGTGTACAGAAAGCCTGCTGCCAGATAGCAGACTTCTATCACGACAATGCTGACTTTGTGGCGCAGGTGCTTAAATCTTACTCTATCAATGGTGTGAGTATGAGCTTCGGCGACGGTAGTGGCAATATAAGCTATATTGATGGTGTGTGCGTGCCTAATCAAGCGCTCACCGAGCTTGACAAGACTGGGTTGAGATTTAGGGGGTGTGTCTAATGACTTACCCCTCACTAGTTCCGTCAAGCATCTGCAAGACCGCTTGTACCATAGAGTTGGAGGGCGAAGGGCTTAACCGTTATGGCGAGCCCGAAGAAGGTGCAACTTATTCAGGCCTGTGCAACTGGCAAGAGAAGGCGCACCGAGTCCTTACAGATGAACAGAAGTTCATAGTAATATCCGGTAGGGCGTATTTCAATGGGGACATCCTTCCTGATGTGGATATCATATCAGGTGGCACCATTACAATAGGCGGAAGGGAACGCCGGATATTAAAAGGGTGCAAGGCAAGGAATGCAGACGGCACAGTTAATTACACATGCTTAGACGTTGTGTAATGGAGGTGTATTATGGGATATTCAATTAACTGGAATACGACCAAATTAAAACAATTAACTCGTGCACAAGCTACAGCCCTTGCAAAGACAGCTGAGGCGGTGCACACAGACGTGGTGCAGAGCCAGGTTATCCCTTTCGATACAGGTAACTTGCAAAATTCCAACACTTCTGTTGATTTGAGCGACGTAAACAAGGGCCAAGCGCGTATTGTAAGTACAACCCCGTACGCTAGGCGGTTATACTACCACCCAGAGTATACATTCAATCAAGTCGAAAACCCCAACGCGCGTGGTAATTGGTACGAACCTTGGATATCAGGAGAGCGGAAAGATTTTAGCAGGCATTCATTCTCAAAGTTTTATAAAGAGGAGGCGGGCATATGACATTAGCAGATATCACAGACTGGGTATATGGGTTAGGGTTAACAGAGCATGTATACATGTCAACCCTGCCGGCAAGCGAGAAGGAGAGCATTGGCGTGTATTCCCTATCTCGTTCCGGTGACCCAATTATTGCAGTAGGCAAGCAGAGTAAATATGGCATACTGCCCGTCAAATTTTTAATCCACTGGAATAAGTACCCTAGACAAGGGCAGGTGGCTGCCACATCTCTGTTCAATGCGCTTATTAGTGCAAGGGATGTAAGCATCAATGAGGATGAGATTAAGTTTTTTAAACTCTTAGTTCCCACACCTCAGGACGTCGGTCCTTCGGATGATGGGATATATGAGTATGTTATAGACGCTATTTGTTATTATTCGATTGACCCAGAGTAATCTGGGAGATTAGGAGGTAAATATGGCAGTATCAAGTGGAGTTTTTCCATGCTATGAGAACGCTTTTACTGTTGAGACTGGTGCAAGTGAGACTGGTGCAAGTACTATGTCACCAATCGCAGACTGTGAGAGCTTCTCAGTTTCGATAGATAATGGAGTGGAGGAGTGGACACCATTCACTACTGATGGATGGGTGCGCAGATTACAGACCGCAAAGTCCATTTCCATTTCTGTTAGTGCTAAGCGTAATATTGGAGATGCTGGTAATGATTTTATTGCTGGTCTTTCATTCCTCTCTAGTAGGGATGTTGAGGCTAATTTCTTATGGACATTACCTGACGGCGCTTCTCTTCTGTTCACAGATGCCGTTATTTCTGTAACTAATAATGGCGGTGGTGACAGTACAGCTGTAGCCCCTTTGGAGTTTGAGGTGCTCAGCAACGGTAAGCCTACATACACACCGGCATAAGCCGTTGTGATGTAAAATTTGCAAATTTTTATAATGGCCGTCCTGCACATAGTGTGGGGCGGTTGTTTTTGTAGGAGGAATTTTTATGACTATTGATTTGACCGAGAGGCTTAACTTTACGGATAAGCCACAGATTAAGATTAAAGATACTAAATTGACAATTAATGACGATACCAAGAGCATGCTTGAGCTTATGGACATCTTAGAGAAGAACAGTGAAACAGAAATGATTAGGCAGGCTCCGGGTATCATTTTCGATAAAACAAGCCTTGCCAAGCTTGATAAATTAAATCTCAATTTCAGCGATTATATGACCGTTATCAAGGCCGCCATCTCACTGATGAAGGGCGGGGATGATGACGAGGACAGTGGGAGCGACATCTGATCCAGGCTATGACCTGATTAATGACTTTGACCTTATAGCTTCATCCTTCCTAAGCCAGTATGGTATTAGATTATATTCTACTGACATAGAGGGAATGAGATGGATAGAGTTTAAGGCTTTACTCTCTGGGCTTAACCCCGATACACCGTTAGGCAGAGTGGTGTCTATTAGATTAGAAGAGGACCCCGAGGTTATTAGGGCGTTCACTCCTGAACAGAAGAGAATGCGTAGTGCATGGAGGTTAAGACCAAGCAATCAGGCCACAGAAGAGGAAAGAGATTTATTTTTATCTCAGCTTGTGGGAGCGTTTAAGTAGGAGGTGGAACTATGGCAGATAGTGTGGGCTCTATATCATTAGACCTAGAGCTGGATCACTCAAATTATGACCGAGAGCTTAAGCAGGTAAACAAGGGCACACAGTCGAGTATATCCTCACTCTCTAAGGGTGTAGGCAAAGCCCTACTAGGCATGTTTGCGGTTAAAGGCTTAGTTGATTTTGGCAAGTCTTGCCTCAAATTAGGCTCAGACCTTGCAGAAGTGCAGAATGTGGTGGATGTGGCCTTTGGTTCTAAAGGTACCATAAGCCGAGATGTTAACAATTTTGCAAAAAAGGCGGCTGCGGGCTTTGGTCTGTCTGAGACTATGGCCAAACGGTATTTAGGTACATTCGGCTCAATGTCTACGGCCTTTGGTTTTAGC